GAAGCGACGCCAACCACCGCCGGACCTGGTCGGTCACCGTCCGGGCCAGCACGCTGGAGAACGCCAAGCGGGTCGCCCTGCGGCACATGATCCCGCAATCGGAGGTGGCAAAGTGAGCGTTACCCTGACCACCAACGGCCGGATCGACGGCTGCCGCACGGCGCACCTCCTGCTGGGCCGCCTGCTGGGATCGGCAATCAAAAACGGCCCGTGGATCATGTTCGAGCGGGAAATGAGTTGGGACGCTTACAACATCGTGCCAGACCAACGCGAAACCATTCCCGCCGATGCGATTGCCGAGAGCTATCAGGTCATCAAGCGGGTGCCCGGCTGCCTGCCGGAAACCGGGGTCGTGCTGGTGCTGAACAAGATTCCTGAATTGGTCTCCCCTCCCGTCTGCGAGTGGGACGAACGCGATCCCCCGGGGGGTGAAGGGTGAGCAACCAGCACCGCACCGCCGACTCCTGTTCCCTGTGCGCCCTGCGGGTGGTCCTGTTTCAGCTCGACCACCTCCGCGACTGCCACCTGCTCACTTGGTCGCAGGGGCTGGCCCTGACCGCCATCCGGCGGCTGGCCCGGGTGCTGCTGGCCCAGGTGCTCCCCATCACCCGGGCCAATGGTCCGAGCTGCACTGAGTGCGAGCGCTACAACCGCCGCCGCGGCCTCAATGTCCCCCCCACCCAAACCCCCTTCCGGATGTTCCACGACTAATGCCCCCCCCCACCAAAATCGTTTGTCTGTGTCCGACCTACTGCCGCCCCTGGCACGTGTCGTCGAGCGTCGGCCAGTGGCTGCGGCAGACGCACCCCGCCGAAGAACGCTGGCTGCTGATCGGCGACGACACCGACGCCCTCGGCGGATTGACCGCCGAGCGGCTGCGGACTGCGATCCGGGGTCAGGGGTACGCCCCCGAAGTGGCCGCCCGGGTGCACTACCACAAATTCCGCAGCGACTACACACTGCCGCACAAATACAACGCGATGGCCGATTTTGCTCTCAGCACGATCTGCCGCGACGCCAATTTGCTGGTGGTCTGGGAGGACGACGACACGTATTTACCCGGCCATTTGGCGCAGATTGCCCGCTCGTGGAACAGCCGCAATCGGCCGCTCGACTGGTGGGGCCACCCCGAGCTGGTGTTGAGCGACTACACCAAGCAACTGCAGCCGGAACCTGCCCAAGGGCGGTTTCACGCCGCCCTGGCGGTCTCGGTTGACCTCTGGTGGGAACGACCGTGGGTCGAGATCTCGGACGGAAATTTCGACCAGCAGTACCTGCAGCGGCTGGCCGATCACCAACCCCGCGCCCGCTACGATCTGCGGACGGAACGCGGCCGGTGGGTCTCGACCCCGTCGTATGTGTTCCGCTGGCACACCGGCACGCCGCACGGGCAGGCGTACATGCCCGAGCATGGCAGACTCTGGCAATCGGCCGCCAAGCAGGCGTTGCGGGCTGAATTTGCCGCCCGCCGGGGGGCCTGGGATTGCGTGGCCCAGGTCGACGGCCAGAGCGGCCGCCACATCGCCCACGCGACCGACAACGGCCGGTCGTCGGTGTCGCTTCCCATTCCTGTCAACCCGGGGCCGCAGTGACCTACGCCAAACTGACCGAGCTGTTCCTGCAGCACCACCGCCAGAACCACTCGGCGGCCAATACGGTGGTGTTCTATCGGACGCAATTGGGCCAACTGGGCCGGGCGGGGCTGCACGGGAAAGCCATCGAGAAAATTACCCCGGCCGACATCCTGGGGGCGTTGGCCGAGGCCAACGACGGCAAATCCCCCACCACGCAGCGCAGCCGTGCGGTGGCCCTCGATCAACTGCAAAAATACGCCGTCACGCTGGGGCTGCTGGCCAAACCCTGGTGCAGCAAGCTCCCCAAACCAACCCCCCGGCAACGGGACCGGATCCCCACCGAGGCCGAAACCAAGGCGATTCTGCGGCACAGCAACGCCCGGTTCCGGCTGATCTATCAGGCCCTGCGGCTGAGCGGTGCCCGGCCGAACGAACTCTGTCGGGCGCAGATCGCCAATTTCGAGGCCGACGCCAGCGGCGAAACCGGGGTGATTGTGCTGCAGGAACACAAAACCGCCCGCAAAAGTGGCAAACCCCGGACGATTGTCGTGGGGCGAAAATTGGGCAAACTGCTGCGGCTGGCGATCGGCAAACGCAAGAGCGGCCCGCTGTTTCAGGCTCCCCGAGGAAACGGCTGGACGGTGAAAAACCTGTCGACGCAGTTTCTGCGGGCGAGAACCGCCGCGGGGCTCGACCGCGAGCTGGTGCTCTATTCCGCCCGCCACGAGGCCGGCACCGCGTTCTGCCGGGAACACGGGATCCTGCAAGCCTCGCGACTGCTGGGCCACGCCACGATCAACACCACCCAACGCTACGTGCACCCGGACCTCGAGGAACTCAAGCAGGCCCAGGACGCCGCCCACGGGTGACGCGCCGGGGCCTGTGCACCCCACCCGCCACGGTTTTCCCGGTTCCCCGTGGCGGGTGGTAGTTTCCAAAAACCGTACTGTTTCCGTCCCGTTACCTTGTTCTCAGGAGATTTGTCTGTGACCAACCAAGCCACCAGCGACCGCATTGAGGGGGATCTGCAGCAGCGGCTGCAGGTCGTCGGGATCGACCCGACGTTGATCCTGACGGTCGTCGAAACCATCCTCGGCCTGCTGTCGAACTGCCGGAACAAACAGGCGGCTCGCGAGGGGATGGAGGCCCCGACGTTCCGCGAACGGGTGATCGTCCGCCGCGAGCTGCAGCGGGAGCTGCGCGAACACGGCCAAGCGGTGACCCGGTCGCAGCTCGACACCTTGACCGACCAGGTCCTGCGAACCGCCCGCGAGGCCCAGCAGGCCGACCGCGACGCGCTGCTCGACTACGCCACCGAATACGCCACGATCTGAAAGGACCCGCCATGCGTCTGCCGTCGCGGGTCGTCTGGCCCGGTGTGTTGCTGGCCCTGCTGCTGTCGAGCGGCTGGGCCCAGGATCCGTTTCCCCGCCAAACGTCCCCTGACGAGCTGGCGGCCCTCGAGGAGTTGCTGCTCGACGTTCCGCCGGTGTGCACCCTTTCGGTCGACGGTCCGCAAACCGCCAAGCCGGGGCAACTCGTGCGGCTCGATGCGCTGGTCGACAAAGAGGCCGCGGTGCTGTGGCACCTGGTCGGGGCGACGGCCGACGCGTGGGACACCGCCAACGGGGGGACCACGGTGTTTTTCGCGACCCCGATCCCGGGGAGGTACACGTTTTTGGCGGTGGTGGCCTGCCAAGGGGCGGGGACGGTCCCCGAAATCCGGTCGCTGGAACACGTCGTGACCATCACGGGTCCCGCCCCCAGTCCCGCCCCCGGCCCGGGACCTTTGCCAGGACCAGGGCCCGGCCCGGCTCCCGCCCCGACGCCCCCGCCGGCTCCGGTGTTTCCGGTCACGAAATACGGCGTCGCCCCGGTCGTGTATGCCGGCGTCTGCACGCTCCCCGAGGCCGAAAAACCCAAGGCGGCCGCAGTGGCCGAAAACTACGCCGTCGTGGCGTCGCAAATCGCCGCCGGGACGATCCGGGATTTCGAGACCGCCATCGCCACCGTCCGCCGGCGGAACGAGGGCAAGCTCGACCCCAATCGCGAAACCCATGTGAAGGCGTGGGGCAACCCGCTGGCCCAGCAGATCGGCACACTGAAGACCGCCGGCAAACTGGCCACCCCCGACGACTGGCGGGCGGTGATGGACGAAGCCGCCACTGCCCTGCGCACTTGGGGGGCCAACTGATGCCCACCGGACCCATGGGTTGGGACTACGACTGGCGGGCGGTGAATCGGTATCTGGCCGAGTCGACCACCCCCGTTTTCGCTGCCTCGGCCGCCCCACTGCAGGCGACCGGCGAAAAACAGGTCAGACTGCTGTACCAGGACGTCCGGAAAATCACCGGCCGAGACATCATTCTCAACCAGACCGTCGGGGATTGCGTGTCGCAGGGCTGGGCGCAGGCCGCCGACTACGTGGCCTGCACCCAGATTGCAGCGGGCAAGCGGGAACGCTGGGTGGCTCTCTGTGCGACCGAGGCGATCTATGCCCTGTCGCGGGTTGAGATCGGTGGCAACCGGATCCGGGGAGATGGTTCGGTCGGAGCTTGGGCGGCCAAAGCCGTCAACCAGTACGGCACGCTGCGGCGTCAGAAATACGGGTCCATCGACCTGAGCACCTACAGCGGCGAGCGGGCCCGTCTGTGGGGGGGCCGAGGGTTGCCGGATGAGCTGGAACCGATTGCCCGCGAACGCCCGATTGAGACCGTCTCGCTGGTCACGAGCTACAACCAGGCCCGCGACGCGATCTTCAACGGGTATCCGGTCGTCGTCTGCAGCCAACAGGGATTCACCGACCGCCGGGACGCCGACGGTTTCATGCGGGCAAGTGGCACCTGGGCCCATTGCATGATTTTCGTGGGGGTCGACGATGCGTTCCGACGGCCTGGGCTGCTCTGCCAGAATTCATGGGGCCCGAACTGGATCGACGGACCGAAACGGCACGACCAGCCCGACGGCTCGGGGTGGGTCGACGCCGACACGTGCGACCGCATGCTGCGGATCCAGCCCGACAGTTACGCGGTTTCCGGCTTCCGGGGATTCCCCGCGACCGACGAATGGGCCGAGTATCTCACGATCTGAGCCACCAGGAGCTGCCGTGTCTGTGTCCCTCCCGCTGCCCGTGCCGACCCCGTTCACCCCGGGGCGATCGCTCCCTCTGCGATCCGGTGGTGTGCACCCCACCACCGTTCGGCACGGGCCGTGGAGTGGCACTTGGCTGACCGCTCACCCTGTGGCGGTTGGTATTTTCGTATCCGGGCTCATCTGGGGGGCTGGTAGCCTGCTGTGCCACCATTCCCCCTTCGCGAGGTCGGATTACGTGATGCCTCTCGGTTTGCCCGACCTGCACGCCACCTTTGACGCCGTGTTCTTCGCTGCCCAGGCCATGGCGGATCAGGGGCCCCCCGCCGCAGCGGCCGCACCACCCGCCGCCCCGGCCGGCGGACTGGCCCAGTTTCCGGGGCTCGACACGATTGTGATCAATCTGGGGGGCTGGGCCGCCATCCTGTACGGGCTGGCCAGCAAAATCGGCCGCCAAGTCGACAGCCGGGTCGCCGCCATCGAGACGCAGCTCACGCACCTGTCGGAAATGCCCCGCCAAGTCCGCCTGCTGCGGCGGGAGCTGCGGCGGTACCGGATGACTCCGAACGCGCACCCGCTGCCGGGGAAACCGCCGGAGGAAACGCCGTGACCCCCGCGCCAACTGCCACGAGTCCGACCAGCCCGCCCCCCGTGGGAATCACGGTTGGCCTGGGCCCTGTGCAGCAGTCGCTGCTGTTTCTGTTGCTGGTCGCGCTGCTGCGACGGCTGGGAATTCTGCCGCCCCCTGACGACGACTCGCAGGATGTGCGGTACCTGTTGTCGAGTGGCACGACCGAGGCGGCGTTGACCCAACTGCGGGCGCAGATCGCCTCAACTCGGCCCTGGTGCCTGCCGCAGTTTGACCGTTTGGTGCAGCAACTGCAGAGCACCGGCTGCACTGTGATTGTCTGACATTCGCTTGGAGACCGTGAAATGCCCCGCACGCTGGCTGAACTCGACCTCGCCCTCACGCGACTCGAAAACGACAACCGGCGACTGAAAGACCAGCTTGTGGAATTCGGGACGCGGTTAACCGCTGTGGAAAAAACCGTGGCGGCCGGTCCGACGGTGGCCCAGTCGCTCGCAGCGATCGCCGTCAACACCGACCGACTGGCCGCTGCCGCGCACGGACCGTTTGGGGGTGAAAAATGAGTGCCACGCCCCGCGCGTATGCGGCGATCCCGTGCACGAAACGGACCAAAGCCCAGGGGGTCACCGCCTCGGTCGAAATCCCAGTTGGCACCGTGGAGCTGCAAGCCTGGCCGATCACCACGCTGGCCATGCTGCAGGCGGATCGGTTTTCAGTGCTCGTGGAACGGCGTTTCAAAGACGCCGCCGGCCGCTGGCTGGACGATGGGGGCAGTACCCGCTCGGAAGGAGATGCGATTCTGGTTCCCGCCGGGATTGTCGGGGGCCAGCCGGGGGAGATTCCCGACACCACGGTAAATTTCGATTTCGATCCACGCGAGTCTCCGTCCGGTGGCGGCAGCCTGCCCGACGGGGCCAGATACGTGCAGATCACGTTGATTCCCGAAGCCGGCAACAACGGCAACGACATCTGGTGCGGCTGCGTACTGACCGCCACCGACGCGGCCGGAAACTACCTGGATTTCAATCCGCTGACGCGGGGTAGTTGATGGCCCTGCCCGTCGTCGCCAACACCCCCGCCAACAACCTGATCAGCGGCTCGACCAGCGGTACCCAGTCGCGCACGCCGGGAGCGGGGGAGACAGCAATCGTTTGGGGGGCCACGACCGCCGGCGGCTCGGCAGTGTCGGTTTCCGGCGCGGGAGGCACGTGGACGCAGATCGCCAGCGGCGGGGATGGCACCCGCACCTGGTTTGTCTACCGCGGCACTGGCATCACCAGCGGGTCGAGCCAAACGGTGACGGTGTCGTTTTCGAATACGACCACCTGCCGCTGGTCGTGGGCCGCCGTGACGGGCATCAGCAGCACGACACCCGATGACCAGACCGGCAACAAAACCACCGCCAGCAGCCTGCGCGCCAGCAGTAATTGCGTTGGCACGGCCATCACGACACCTGCCAACATTTTTGCTGTGGCCGCCATGGCGTTTTCCACGGCCCCGACGAGCATCACCGCCCCGACGGGGTGGACCATGGTCACCGCTGGGAGCAATACAACGCTCCATCTCAGTTGGCGCGTCGTGGCGGCCGGTCTGTCGGCCGATTCCGTGACAATCACACACGCGAACGTGACCGTTGCAACCACAGGAGTTGCGGCCACGTTCAACGGCGATGATCAAGGTGGAGGCGGCGGCTCCACCACCTTCCGCAATCTGTTGACTCTGGGGGTAGGCTGATGGCTGACAACGTGTTTCCGGAGGCAGTGGTCGCCGCGGCGCCGTTTGCGTTCCGCACCGACGATCTGGGAGGCTCAATTCAAGCCCCCGCCACGAAACTGCTGTTGGGTGGCGATGGGACCGACGACGGGTTTGTGTCGTCCGCAAACCCGCTGCCGATCTCGGTGGCCACAATCCCCAGCCATCCCGTCACCAACGCAGGAACGTTCGCCGTGCAGGCGGCCCAGAGTGGCACCTGGACGGTGACCGGCACCGGCGGCACTTTTCCGGTGACCGACTCGGGGGGCTCGCTGACGGTCGACGCCCCGGTGGGAACTCCCGTGTTTGTCCGCCTGTCGGATGGCACTTCGGCGATCACGACCTTGCCAGTCACCGCCACGCAGAGCGGCACGTGGAACGTCGCGAACACCGGGACATTTGCCGTTCAAGCCAGCCAGGCCGGCACGTGGAACGTCGCCAACGCGGGGACGTTTGCCGTGCAGGCGGCTCAAAGCGGAACTTGGACTGTCACAGGCACCGGGGGAACGTTTCCCGTGACTGACTCGGGAGGCTCGTTGACGGTCGACGCCCCGGTCGGAACCCCAGTGTTCGTCCGCCTGTCGGATGGCACCTCCGCCATTACCACCCTGCCCGTGACCGCCACGCAGAGCGGCACGTGGAACGTGGCCAACACCGGGACGTTCGCGGTCCAGGCAGCCCAGAGCGGAACGTGGACTGTCACTGGCACCGGCGGAACATTCCCAGTCACAGATTCGGGGGGGTCGCTGACGGTCGACGCCCCGGTCGGCACACCCGTGTTTGTCCGCCTGTCGGATGGCACCTCGGCGATCACCAGCCTGCAGACGACCGGCAGCACGGCCCACGACGCGGTCGACGCCAACAACCCGGTCAAAATCGGCACCCGGGCGATCAGCACCCCGAGCACCTTGACGCTGGTTTCTGCGGCCGATCGGACCGATCTGTTTTCCGGAACCGACGGCATCCTGCTGGTCCGCAATCACACCACGCTTGACGATTGCGTGCAGGGTCGCACCACCAACACCGACGGGGCCAGTACCGCGTTTACCGGGGATCTGGCGGCTCCTGGGGCGGGTGTCCGGCTTTGCATCACAGCGGTGACGATCTGCAACAGCAGTGCGACGTTTTGCACGGTCGACTTGCGCGATGGTTCGGCGGGGTCAGTCCTGTGGACCCTGCCTGTCCCGGCGACTGGGGGCGTGGTGCAGCGGTTTGACCCGCCGCTGAAACTGACAGCCAACACCGCGTTGGCATTCGACGCGTCCGCCGCCACGACGACGCTGACCATTTCCGCCAACGGGTTCAAGACCAAGCTGTGACGACGATCCTGTGGTATTTCTTCCGGGCCTTCGGTTTCGGTTCGGCCCCTCCCACCAGCAGCCAACCGACCGCGTTGGTCCGGTTTGGCCCGCGCGACAACGTGGCCCGTCTCCCTGCCCGCGACAACGTCGGCCGGTTTGGTCCCCGTTCCAACACCGCTGTGTTCCCCATTCGAGGTGCCGAATGAATCTCGATACAGTCCGAGCCCTGCGACCGCTGACCAAACTGGCGGGCGAGGCGGTCCCCACCTGCGTCGATTTCACGGCGTTGTTGGCGACGGCCGAAACGCTGTCGGGCAGCCCCACGGTCACCGTCTCGCCGGCGGGGCTTTCGGCCGCCAGTGCGGCGGTCTTGACCGCGGCGTTCACCCCGTTGGCGGGAGGGGACGACGTGGCGATCGGCAAGGGGGTTTCGGTGCTGCTCTCCGCAGGCAGCTCGGGGCAGCGGTACACCCTGACGATCACCTGCGCCACCACCACGGCCGGTCGAATTGTCGGCGGGCAGGTGATCGTCCTGGTCGACGCGTGACCTACGGCACGCGCGTCGGATCGGGCAGCCGATCGCCGTGGTCAATCGCCCCGACAATCTGCGGGTCGAGGTAGTGCTCGTAAGTCACCAGCGGCGAGCTGTGACCCAGGGCCCGCGACGCGTCGACCCCGGCCGCCGCCAGGTGTGACGCGTGGGATTTCCGCAGGGCGTGGGTTTTGTGGTACCGGTCGGCGGGCAGCCCGGCGTATTTGAGCAGCCGGTCCCAGTGGTGGAAATACGAGGCCTCGCTGCGATCCCACGGCAGGATCAGCGGACCCGTGCGGGGCAGCTCGGCCAACATCCGCAGACACCACGGGGGGACCTGGTACAGCCGGTCCCGATCCCTCCCTTTCCGATTCTCGGCCCGGGCGATCAACCGCCCGGTGACCGGATCCCAGTCGGCCCAGCGGAACCCCAGCAGAGCGGTTCGCCTTTCCCCCGTGGCCCACCCGAGGAGCAGCAGTCCCCGCCACCAGTCGGCAGCGGGAATCCCCGCGACCGCCCCGGGCATTTTCCCCGAGGCGTCGAGCAGGGCCCGGAACTGATCGACCCGCCAGGCGACGGGCAACCGGACCGGGGCCGGAACCTTCTGGACGTCGGGCCAAACGTCAGTCAAACCCTGACGCGCGGCGTAGTTCCAGAGCGCGACGAGTTTGGCCCGCGACTCGTTCACCGTGTGCGGTGAGCGGCCCGGTGTCAGCCAGGCCAGAAAATCCAGCACAGTGTCCGCCTGAAAATCCCCGATCTGCGGCTCTCGCCCCAAAAACTCCTTGAACCGGTCGAGCACCCGCCGATACTTGACGACGGTCAACCGACCCGCAAACCGCAGTTTCCTGCGACAATACTCCTCCGCCAGCGTGTAAATCATGGTGACTCCTCAGAAAAAAACTGACTCAATACCGATCCGTGGCAGTGAAAGGATAGACACTGTTGTTGGAGTACCCTTGGGGGTACGTTTTGTGCCTGCTGCGGCGGCGTCGTGTCGCCGCAGCAGGTTTCCTAAAAGATGCGTCGTCGAATATGATTCGGACATGGTCGTGATGGATCAACAGAAAAAAATCACCGACGCAATCAGCGTCGAAGAGGCCGCCGAATTGATCGGTTGTAGCGCAGGTCACGTCCGCAAACTGCTGCGCGATGGTGATTTAGTCGGCCGCAAGATTTCCGCTCGAGTATGGGTCGTCAGCCAGCGGGCTGCCAGCCATTTTGCCAAGCATCGTCCCACGCTCGGAAGACCGCCGCAGCAATGAGACGGTTTGCCTTGGTGGCCTGTCGCTGGGCAATCCTGACCAATTTGGTCGCGACTCCTCTTGCGTTGGCTGTCGTCGTGCATGCGGCGTGGAAGCAGAAAATTCCACTGCACGCAGCCGCGTTGATTGTGTGTTTTCTCGCATTCATCGCAACGCTCGGTCTGGCGATTGCGTCAGCAACTACAGCACTGATCGAAAAAAAACGATCCGAGTGACTTGCGAAGTGGAATGTTAACGCATATTTTACCACCCGCCAGACGATCTGGCAGGGTGGTCGCTGCGTCGCAGCTCGCTCCGATCCCCGCATTTTCTGTGCTGCCTGTGGGACGGACTCTACTGTGGACGAACGCGGAAATTTGGTGATTACTCGGGAAGTCGGCGACTCTCTGCAGATCGGCGACAACGTGACTGTCGAGATCGTGGAGGTCAACAGACAGGGCAGAGTTCGGATCGGGATCCGTGCACCGCGCGAGGTGCAGATACTGCGACACGACGCCAAATCAACAGTCGCAAAACACGGTTGAAACAATGCAGGTTTTGACACGTTCACACCGCAGTCTCGACCTGACGACCATCACCGCAGAGCAGATTCAAAAAATCGATCTGCGAGCAGTCGTCGACATCGGACGCTTTGCCGCCCAGACCTCAAAATTCTGGAGCGTGGCCCAGCACTCGATGAACGTCGCAAGAGTCACCAGCAATTTGGGCGGCAGCGCCAACGCCCAGGCATGGGCCCTGCTACACGATGCCCATGAGGCGTATTTCGGCGATGTGATCAGACCGCTGGTCGATTTTCTCGGCCAAAAAGCCGGTGACGCAATCGACGGACTACGAAGACGCATCGATGCGGCGATTGCAGAACGGTTTGAGCTGACTTTAGACGCCGAAACTTTGACCGTTGTGCAGCAAGCGGACGACATTGTGCTGGCCGCAGAAATCATTGCGTTTTTTCCGGCTGACACCAAGACATTGTTGACCATTCCCGCAGTGGCCAGACATTGGCCCCTGATCCAATACGTCACGATTGAAGCGGTAAATCCCAAACTGTGGGTGGATCAAGTCGACGCACTTTGGCCTGTGTCGTTGACCTCACCGCAGAGCGAAACACCTGTCGGCGCGGCGTAGCGTCGATTGCCCCGGCGGTGTGTCCAGACACCGCCGGGGTAGGAACACACGATGGCGACCACCAAACCCCGCCGCAGAGCAACCGAGGCACCACCTGTGCCGCAGCAGATTGTTGTGCTGAGTCGGGTGCACTGGGGCCAATTGATTCGGCTGCACCATTGCTGGGCGAGGTCGACCATGGTCCGTGATACACCAGCCCAGATGCTGGCAGCTTTGCCACAAGCTGTGGCCCGCGTTGAAATTGAGCTGCAGGCCGAAGACCGCCGCAAGGTCGATCCGTTGCCTGTGTCTGGTTCGGAACCTGGTTGGGGGTTGGTCAGCTCGTGGCTGCTGCGGATCTGCACGGCGACGGCCTTGCCAGAGCTGCCCAGGCAATGGGCTGTTTTCCTTGGCTACCAAATCGCGTGCCAAACCGGTGGCGTTGGTCTGCCACAACCTGAAATAGGTGAACCATGAACTGGTTCAAATTCGAACATGCGACGCTCCGGAAACCCGAGGTCTATCGGGTCGCGGAGCGGCTGCAAGTCCACCGCCACCACGCAGTCGGCATGCTCTGCGAGTGGTTCGCGTGGGTCGATCAAAATGCCATCGATGGTCACGCTCCCTACGTGACGGAGAGTAGCATCGATGACATTGCTGGTCACGTCGGTTTCGCCTCGGCGCTCCTCGAATGCGGCTGGTTGCAAGTCCGCTCCGGCTCACTTGTGATCCCCCGATTCGATCGGCACCTCTCACAAGGCTCGAAAACTCGGGCGTTGTCCGGGGAACGACAGCGAAAACGACGGTCGGAATCTGTCACGAAAGTGTCACGCTCGCAGCGTGACAAAACTGTGACCAGAGAAGAGAAGAGGAGAGAAGATTTATTGGAAGAGCGCAGCAACGCGACGCAGGCGGAACCGGAGAACACCGACTGGCTTGACGTCGATCCAGACGCCGACTGGTCGGTTCGGAAGTCTGATTTCGTTGCCATCTGGAACCAATCGACTGAGACCTGCCATCTGGCGACAGCCGATCTGCCGCACCTGTACGAGGCCCGCTTTCGCGAGTGCTGGCGAGATCCCGAGTGGGGGACCAAGGCCGCATCGGCCCTCGGTCGGATCGCTCGGACGCCGTTGTGGCACGGCAGGAAGTTGCGTTTGGACGAGTTTTTGAAACCCACCTTCGCCCAGGAAATTCTCGATGGAGCGCACGATGCCCGCACGACTCCGAGACGTGCTCAGGCCACCCGCCAAACAGCCCACCTCACAGCAGGAGCCCACGACGAAGCCCCCGACCCTCGCCTCGGCTGAACCGACTCCGTGGCCCCGCGGAGTCCCACCGGTCACCCCGGGGCAATGTGCACCGGACGTGCAGCACGCGGTGCTGGAAACTTTGCTGGCCCTCGGCAATCGACAGACGCCTGTTGTTCTGGCAGGGCGGGTCGGTGTGGGCAAATCGACCGTGGCGGCGCTGGTGGCTCGGTCGTTTTCATCGTGGGTGTGGTTCGGCTGCGATGAGCTCCTGACGACGCTGATGGACTGTCGCAGAGAGGGGGGCGTGCAACGCTGGGACGCCCAAGGGTATGCCACGCATACCACTGAGCAACAACTGCTGCGACGAATTGAACAGTGCGGTGTGCTTGTGCTGGACGATGTTGGCACACGCCAATTGAGTGAGGCACAAGCCGAATCTCTTCGCGCGGTGCTTGACGCCAGAGTGCGAAAGGCTGTGATCTGCACAACGAACTGCGACACGCAGCAACTGATCGAGTCGGTAGGCGCTCGTAATCGCTCCCGTCTGCTGGCTGGAGCGGTCGTAAAAATCGCAGGCTCAGACCGCCGCCAAGAGATGGCCCTGGCCCCCCCTCCCACCCCGCCCGGAACCCCCCTGAAAATGGGTGGCACGGACCCACCTTCCTCCTACAAATGAACAGGTGTCCGGACGGGGGGGTCCCCCCCCCATGGGGGGGGGCTGAGGGTCCGGACGGCTCACGGCTTTTTCGCCCGTCGAACTTTTTGGAGGTGACATACTACTACCATGGCCAAAAAAGCCTCTAGGAGCCCTGAAAAGACGGGTCGGAACGATCCGGTGGCTTCCCAGTCGCCAGACCTTTCGCACGTCGCAGAAAGGCTGCGGGGGTTGGTCGAGCCGATCGACCACCTCGTGTCTGATCCGGCGAATGCCCGTACACATGGACGGAAAAATCTTGACTCGATCAAGGGTGCGCTGCGGCAGTTTGGGCAGGTCGCCCCGCTGATCGTGCAGGCGGACAACGGGGTGGTACGGGCGGGGAACGGGCGGTTGGCGGCGGCGCGGGAGCTGCTGGCTGAGGGTGATGGGCGGTGGTCGCAGATGGCGGTGGTGCGGGTGCCGTGGGACAACGCCACCGCCATGGCCTTTGGGATCGCCGACAACCGCACCGCAGAGCTGGCCGAGTGGGATGATGGGGCGGTGGAGAAAATCTTGCGGGAGATCAACGTCGGGGACGAAGATCTGTCGCAGATGTTTGCGGACCTGGCCGAAGATCTGGAGTTGATCGTCGCCGACACGGTTGACGACCCGGAGGAACAGCCGGCGTTGGATGTGCCGGAGCGGTTTCAGGTGATAGTCACCTGCACCGACCAAACCCACCAGAAGATTCTCTTGGAGGAACTGGAAGGAAGGGGGATTGAGTGCCGCGCCATCGTATCGTAAGGACCTCCCCAGTGGCCCGGTCGGCCCGGGTCAAACAGCTCGAGGGGATGTTCGATCTGCCCCCCTCGAAACGGTCGGAGGTGAGCTGGGATGTTGACCTGCCGCTTGACCAAAAACCGTGGCAGATCGGGCTGATCCATGGCCCCTCGGGCTGCGGCAAATCGACGATCGCCAAGACGTTTTTTGGCGACCGGTTGATCGCCGGTTTTCCGTGGACGGAGGGCCGGGCGATTGTGGATGATTTTCCCGAAACCATGGGGATCAAAGACATTACGGCGCTGTTGTCGTCGGTCGGGTTTTCGTCGCCCCCGGCGTGGCTGCGGCCGTTTTCCTGCCTGTCGAATGGCGAGCAGTTTCGGGTGACGCTGGCCCGGGCCCTAGCCGAGTCGCCCGACCTGGCGGTGATCGATGAGTTCACCTCGGTGGTTGACCGCACCGTGGCCCGGATCGGCTCGGCCGCAGTGGCGAAAGCGATCCGGGCGCGGCCGGGAACCCGGTTCGTCGCGGTCGCCTGCCACGACGATATCGTGGACTGGCTGCAGCCGGACTGGACCTACGAACCCCATACCGGAGAATTCCGTTGGAGGTCGGTTCAACCCCGACCACGCATCACCCTGCGGATCGAGCGGGTCTCGGTGGAGGCTTGGGGCCAGTTCGCACACCATCACTATCTGAACGCCAGTTTGAAACCGCAGGCGGAATGCTTTCTGGGGACGGTCGACGGCCGGCCCGCGACCTTCGCCGCGGTGATCAGTTCGCCCAACGGGGTCGGGCAGTGGCGCGAAAGTCGGTTGGTGTGTCTGCCGGACTTTCAGGGGGTCGGGTTGGGGCAGGCCATGTCGGCGGCGGTCGGCTCCATCTTCCGGGGGATGGGGGAGCGGTATTACAGCCGCACCGGACACCCGGCGATGATCGCCCACCGGTACAAATCGCCGCACTGGCGGATCACCCAGCACGCCACCGCGATGCCGACCGCCCGATTGTTCACCGGCGGGAAGAACGCTCACTACCGGACGTCGCACGGGCGGCAAACCGCCGGTTTCGAGTACGTCGGCCCGGCCCTCGACGCCGAGCTGGCCCGCCGGGTGCGGCGGGTCGACCTGACCGAGTTGGTCCGCACCTACCCGCACCGCACGCGGGAAAAATACCTCGAACTGGCCCGGATCCCCCTGTCGCTGTTCCAGCGGTGGGAGCGGGAAGAGCTGGCCGCGGGCGGGTTGCGGCGGCTCGGGTCGGGGCGGGGGAAAGACCGCTACACCTACAGGCTGGCCGATGGATGATCCGTCTTCGCCGTGCACGTGGCAGATCACTCCCCAGATGTTGGAGGTCGTGCCGAAAGTGCTGCTGCAGATTGCAGCCGACCGCGAGGCCCCGCCGGCCGCCCGGGTCAAAGCCGCCTCCGCCCTGGTCGAGATGAATGAGCAGAACGCGCGGCTCTCCCGCCAAACCCCGGAGTCTGTTCCCGGATCCCCCTCCCCAGGAACCACCCCCGCCGTCCGGATCGAACTCTCGGCCGACGGGCTCGAAGCCCTGCGCGGGAATTTCCTTGGCCGACTGGCTGCAGCAGGCCAGCCCGCAGGATCTGCTGGCCCTGCAATCGCTGATCGAGTCGTCGACGCCCCCGCCGCCACCGTCCGCCCCCGGTCGCGTCGTGGTGCGGACCCTCGGTGAGGTGGCCGAGTGGTTTGGGTTGGAGCTCCAAACCGTCAAACAGTGGCGAGTCGGTCCGCAGGGCTGCCCGGGGGAGGAGGGGCAATACGACGTGCAGGCCATCGCCCGCTGGCGACTGGCCCGCCCGACCTCCCGGGGGCCCAGCCAGGCGAAAGCGGACCTCGAGGAGGAGTCGTTGCGGCTGAACAACGCCCGGGCGAACCTCAAACTCCAACGCGAGGCGGGCGAGCTGGTCAGCCGGGCGGCCGCCAAGTCGGCGATTCGGGGAATCTTCGGGCGGCTAAAGGCCCAGATCGAACAACTGCCCGACGCGCTGGCCCCGCTGGTGCCGACCGAGGTCCGCACCGACTTCCGCCGGGATTGCGTCGAGCGACTGCGGATCTTTCTGTCGCAGCTCGCCAACTTCCGGTTTGAACGGGACGTTTCGGGAGCGGATCGGGGGGCCGAATCGCTCCCAGATCAGTCCGATCAGGAGGGAAAAGGGTGAATCTGCTCGAAAACACGACCGATTTCGCCGACTGCTGGGACACGTTTGAGCCCATAAAACCGCTGAATTTCGCGGATTGGGCGGCCAAATACGTCGTGACGGACACGGGAAAGCCCTATGACGCTCTGTTCTATCCGCATATCACGGCACCGGGGGGGCCGGGGGATGCGTTCGACGATCACCGGGTGCGGGTGATCGTGCTGCAGTGGGGCGTCCGGCTGGGAAAAACCTTCTTCGGATCGTGTGCTCTGCTCAACGCGGCCCACCAGAGCCCCTCGCCCATGATGCTGGCGTCGTCGCGGGAGAAACTTTCGATCGATGTGACCGCCCGGCTGTACGAAATGTTGCGCCGCGGTCCGCTGTCGGACCTGCTGGTCCAACCCGAGCACCTCCAAAAGCGGGACCTGGTCGAGTTCGAGGCGGCCCGCTGCTATGTCGCCTGGTCGCGCTCGCCGTCCAGCCTGGCGGACAAAAACTGCCGGGTGGGGCATGCAAACGAGGTCGACAAATGGGAACAGGCCGGGACCTCGACCGAGGGGGACCCGCTCGACCTGTTCCTCGACCGGTTTAACGACTTCCTCCCGTCGCGAAAGGTGGTCATCGAGGGAACTCCCTCGGTCAAACACCGCTCCCGGGTCGAGCGGTGGCGGCTGTTGGGGTCGAATTGCCGGCTCTGGGTGCCGTGCCGGCGGTGCGGGCGGTACCAGGTGCTGATCCTGGGGAACGAAAAACTCCCCCACGGGATCAAATGGGCGGCCGGGCCCGACGGGCGGACCGATCTCGACACCGCCGTGGCCACCGCCCGGTACGTCTGCGAGCATTGCCACGGGGATTTGCAGTCGGAGGACCGCCCGTGGATGCTGCGGCGGGGGGTCTGGGTGCCGGAGGGGTGCGGGGTCGACGATGCGGCGGCCCTCGAGGTGGCGACCGCCGAGACCCGGCCCGCTTGGCGGGGCTGGTCCGAAGCGTCGTGGATCACCGGGACCCCGTTGCGGGTCGGGGAGGTGGCGTCGTACCAGCTTGCCTCGTGGTATGCGCAGGCGATCCCCGGCTGGGGCGACTTCGCCAGGCGATTCCTCACGGTCAAATCCCGGCCGCAGTCGCTGCGGGCGTTCATCAATCAGTGGGCGGCCGAGACGTGGGAGGCGAGCGAGCGGCGCGAGACTTGGGAGAAACTGGGGCAGCGGCTGATCGATCCCGAGCTGGCCGAGGGGGTCGCCCCGGGTTCGTCGGTCGTGATCACCGCGGGGATCGACAAACAGCTTGACCACTACGTGTGGTTAATTGTCGCCTGGGACCATCGAGAAATGGCGCACGTGGTCACCTATGGCACGTGCAAAACTCTGGACCAACTGGACGCAGCCGTTTTCAACCGGACGATCCCAACAGGCCATTCCATGCCGCAGCGGGTGCGACTGGCCCTGATCGACTCTGGGTTCCGGAACTCGGTGGTGTATCGCTTTTGTCGTTCGCGCATCCGAAGGGGGCGTGTGTATCCCTGCAAAGGGGCCAGCAGCCCGCTGGGGACGTTTGTGCAAAAACGCATTCTCAGCAAAAACACCTCGTCCCCCGGGCAGAAAATTGTGTTGGTCGACACGGTCTCGACGCAGGACTGGATCGATGGAGTCATTGCCGGGGATGAGGCGGGGGGCTCGACCGCGAGCCTGTTTGCCGGGTCGCTCGGTCAACACCAGGACTTCCTCGAGCAGTTGCTGAACGACGGCCCGGTAGGGTCGATCGCAAAAGACGGAAACTACCGGGAACGCTGGGAACGATTGGACCCGAACATTCCCAACGATTACCGGGACGCCTGGCGGTATGCGTTCGCCGCGATGAAACTGCTCAACCGTGGGGCTGCCATGCGTCCCCGGCCTGTGGTACACTCTGACGCACCTACGACGCCCGACGCTGGAACCGTGCGCGTCGTCGAGCTGTAAGCGATGGCCAAACAATTGCTCCCGGACACCGCCCCGACTTCCGCCCCCCCTGCAGTGCCACCCACGCCGACCGACAGCGACGTGGGGACAAACAACCGGATGCGGCGGGCGGTCTGCCCCGTCAATCCCGAGCACGGCGGGGCCACGGTCTACAGCACCAAAGGCCGCACCCGCTGGTGCAAGTGCAACACGTGCGGCAAGACGTGGAAACAGACCGCCCCGGCCTATACCAAATCGCAGGAATGGGCGGCGGAACTGGCCGATAACCTCGAGCGGGAGGCGGGCCGCCCGTCGCAGGTGGGAACCCGCGCGGTCGTCGTGCTCGACCTGGCGTCTTGCAAAGCGATCGTCGCCCGGTTGCGCGAAATCGCCGGGGCCGAGGAGTCGTCGGCCTGAGCCGCTGTTGAATCCCTCTCCGCAGGAACACCCCGATGAGCACCAGACCGAACTACGTGTACGCCGCCAAACTGGAACGGGTCGTGGATGGGGACACGTATGAACTGATGGTCGATCTCGGCTGTTCAGTCTGGCACAAACTGACGGTGCGACTGCTGGGGGTCAACACGCCCGAGACCAAGGGGGAGACCCGCGAGGCGGGACTGGCCGCCACCCGCGAGGCGGAACGCTGGTTTGCGGAGCACCACACGCTGGTGGTGGAACTGCGGAAGGAACCAAAACGCCAGACCGACTCGTTCCGCCGGTATCTGGCCCTGATCTACGGGACCAATTTTGCGGGCCACCAAGAAAGCCTGTCGGAACATCTGCTGGCGACGCATCACGCCGTTTTGTTCCGAACCGAATAACGGCACAACGGTCGCGGGTGTATCTTCTGGCACCTGCGGCCGGGGGAGGTGTGCGGCGGCTAAACGCCCCTCCCTGTGCCGTGTTTTTTTCATCAGCCGACCGAAGAATGAGTGCGCCAACTGGTCGGGTCACTCTCCCAGTGCCAGAGCCCCAGCTTGCCCGGCAGGCGGGGCATTTCGCGGGGGGCATACGCCCGCAGTGGCCGGACCAGCCAGCAGTACGGGCCGATTCTCCACGGTTGGTCGATGGGGGCGGTGATCTGCTCGACAAGGACGACGTCCAGCAACTCAACGACCCCCACAATCGCCCCGGCCGGAAGGGTATCGCCCAAGCGGTACCGCTCGACGTCGCTGTCTGCCAGCGGGTAACCGAGCGACCGCTCGATCATCGCCCGGGCGTTCCGCTCGACCCCCTGGCCGGCGTGGATCGCGAGCGGCCCCCGGTAGTTGGTCGACCAGGACCTGTTTTCGATCGTCTTGATTCCCGCAACCAGCAAGGAGGCCCAGGGCTGTTTGACGGTGAGCGCGCGGTAAATCATCGGCTCGCCTCCCGCCCGCTGCGGTCGTAGGTGCCGACGCGGGGCCGCTGCCGCATCCGGTCGAGGTCCTGCTGGGTGAACAGCCAGTCGCGCCCCTTGCGGGTGCCAAGCTGGTGCAGCCGGGCCAGCCGGCGGACGGTCGGTTCGGAAATGCCGACCGCTTGGGCGGCCTCGGCAGTCGAGTAGAGTTTCAGCGGGGCGGATCGTTTGCGGGGCATGATGTTCCTGAACTGAACACCCCGGCAGCATTTTGCCGGGGTCGAACAAATGGCCCGCCGCGACGTGCGGCGGTCGGGAGGGGTGGGGTGTGGGGTCTAGACTTCAGCTTCCCAATCGGCAACCGCCTTTTCCCATTCCGATTGAGAAACGTAGGCGGTCACTTTCAAAATGGTGTTACCACGCTCGTCGCGGGGGTCTCCCTCGCTGTCCCATTGCCAGTCGCCTTGGCTGTCGACATGGCCTTCCAGTTCAGTCAGGCCGATTCGTTCGACAAAATCCATATCGGGGTGTCCAGCCGGTTCGGTCATTTCGCCAAACGTGCCAGCTTTGAACACGTACACCATCACGTGAGAGTGAGCGCTGACGTAGTCTTGCAGTGTCATTTCAGGGGCTCCAGTGGATTTGACGAACGGGAATGGGGTGAGTATGCTCCGGCGTCCCCACATCTGTGGGGGTGAACCGCTGTTAGTCCAAGCAACTGGACTTGTCGCCTGAGCTTGTCCCCACGTCAGTGGGGGTGTGTGAGCTTCGAGAATCAATCGATTTTGCTTACGTGCACCAACCCCTCGTAGAGGTTCTGTGCGCATCCGGCGGAGTTGTGCCAGAACCCAAAACAGCCGGGCATGTTGTATTCTCCGGTCTGCCGCATGGCATACACCTTCGGGCCTCCGGTCGGTCCGTCCCCGCGTCCTGAGATTTGTCGGAGCTTTGGCCGAGCTTTTCTCGCGGCGTCTTCGTAGCTGTCTGCCAACCCTTCCCAGAGGACTTCGCGGGTGTTGGCCTCTCGCACAACGTAGCGGGAGCGGGTGTTGGCGGCGGTGGTGGTGGCTGTCTGTCCGGTCATTTCAGTGGCTCCAGGAACGCAAGAGGAAAAGAGCCCGCCGCGACGTGCGGAGAGGGGGGGTGGCAGAAACTAATACGACACGGCCGTCTGCACGTAGCACTGGCGGCCGTCGACCAAGATGATTCCCTCGGCACCGGCCAGCAGCGATTCGCACAGCTCGTCGACCGTGGCGTCGCGGATGTCATCGTTGGTGCGGGAATCGGCCAGCATGTAGACCGCCTCGTCGAACAGCGACAGCAGCACCTGCAGTTTGCGGCAGTCGTCGATGGTCAGGTCGGCATCGCCGCCCGGCCTCAGAGTTGCCAGCACCGCTTCCAGCTTGTTCTTGGTGCCAACGGCCTCGACGTCATCCCATAGGCAACCGCAGATTTCGCGGGCGGTCAGGGCAATCGTGTTCAATTCGCTGCGGGTCAAGGCCATGATTCGAACTCCTCGGGCAAGTGGTGTCGTCGTTCGCGTTGTGCGTTCGACATGGTGTTATAATAAACGCTATCGATCACAATGCAACCCCCCCACCACCAAATTCTTGCCGTTTTTTGGGTTCGGCCGGGGGTCGGGTGTGGATCGGAGCGACGCCGGAAGCTCCGTTCCATTGCCGAAAAATTTCCGGAATTCCGCCGGGCCGGGGTGGTTTCCGGCTGGCGGGTGGTAGTTTGCCGTCGTTTTCTGCTGGCGATGGGGGACCATATCGACTCCATGTCCGCCAGCGACTTACTGACCCAGACCGAGGCCGCGATCAGCGGGCTGCTCAGCAGCCTTGCGGATGCGAACTGCCAAGAGTACCGGCTGCCCGACGGGCGGTCGGTGCGGCGGGCCGAGTTTGCCACCACCCTGACCAGCCTGCAGCAGTTGCGGCAGGTGCTCCAGCGCGAGGTCGCGTTGCAGCAGCGGGGCGGCAAGGTGCGGTTGGGTCGGATCGTGCGGCGGTGACGGTTTCCCGTTCCTGATGTGAGCCCTTTATGAAAACCTCGACGTTCTTGGCCGCGTTGCTGTGTCTCTGCGTGCTGCTGGTCACCAGTTGGGCCGACGCCGCCGTGCACCGCTCCCGCAGCCGGTCGACCTGCAGTTCCGGCACCTGCCAGCAGGCGAGCCCCGCCGGCCGCGTGACCCGCTCGACCCAAAGCACCCGCACCACGACCACGGTCGTTCGCCGCAGCCGCTGACCGGCCGGTGCCAGACCACCTCGACGACCCCTTCCGTCCAGCCAGACCCAGCCCCGTTCCACCCGTGGCCACCGACGACGCCGCCACCCGCCAGTTCCTGCGACACCTCGAGCGCCGCCACCGCGCCGCCGATCGAGCCGCAGCCGTGCGTGCGCATTCCGGGTCGCCCTGGTCGGAACCTGGCTGGCACGGAGCGGGGTACGACGCGGGCGAAATGGGCCGCCTGACTGGGGACTGGAACCCCGGGACCATCGGTCCCAACCGCCTGCACCAACTGCACGCCCGGACCATCCGCGAGCGGGTCCGGGACCTCGAGCGGAACAATCCCAAGGCGGTCTCGGCGATCAATGCGTTCCTGCGAAACGTGATCAGCCAGGGGATCACCCCCAAACCGCAGATCGCCAACGCCACCCTCCGCAGCGAATGGGAGGATGAATGGGAGCACTGGGCAGGGGTGGTCCCCGGCAGTGACTTCCACTGCGATCTGGCCCAACGACAAACCCTGTACGGGATCCAGACCCAGATCCTCCGCGAAATCATTGTGGCGGGCGGGGTGCTGGTGGTGTTCAACTCCTCCGAACGGATCGGCAACGGCCGCCGCCACCCGCTGGCGATTGAGCTGGTCCCCGAAGAGCGGATCGCCGAGGAGAACGACAGTTGGACCAGTGGGGCGTGGGTGGCCCCTCGGTCGGGCAACCCGATCGTCCGGGGAGTGGAACTCGACCGCCGCACCGGCCGGCACCTGGCGTACTGGGTCAAGCCCGCGCAGGTGAACGACGTCGGCGGGGACGAAGGCCGCCCGGTCCGGATCGACGCGAGCCGCTGCCGCTATCTGTCGCTGCTGACCCTGACCGGCCAGGTCCGCGGCATCAGCCTGCTCGCCCCGATTGTGCTGTCGACGCAGCGGTTGGGGGGCTACCTCGACAGCGAACTGGTCGCGGCCGAAATGAAAGCCCAATGGGCCTACATGGTCCAGTCGAGCGACGACGCCCCCGACCTGGTCAGTACGCTGGCCGATGATGCCTCGGTCGCAGTGGTCGACGCCGACGGGAACAAGCTCGAAAGGATGTCCCCGGGCTCGGTCTACTACGGCCGGCCGGGGGACAAGATTTCGGCAGTGGGGCCCAACGTCCCGCAAAGCGACTCGGTCCCGTGGATCGCCCTGATCGAACAGTCAATCGCGCAGGGGCTCGACCTGTCGGCGATCGAACTCAGCCGCGACTACAGCCGGGTGAATTTCAGTTCCGCCCGGGCTGCGATGAACCGCGACCGCAAGACCTTCCGGTTTTTGCAGAGCTACCTGATCGATCACATCCTCAACCGGGTGTGGTACGAGTGGGTCCGCGGCGCGGTGCTGGTGGGGCGGCCGGGCTTCCCCGCCGCGCAGGCGTTCCTGGACGACCCCGATCAATATCTGAAAGTCCGCTGGCGAACCCCCGGGTGGGACACCGTCAACCCGGTCGACGACGCCCAGGCCCAGCGGATCATGCTGCAAGACGGCACCATCACCCGCGAAGAAATCTGCGCGGCCCGCGGTGTCGACTGGGAGGAAACCCAGCGGCAATGGGAACTGGAAAACAGCGTCTTCGGCATGGCGGGAGACCCCGCCAAAAACGCCGCGATCGACCAGACCGACGACGACTCGAGCCGGGCGGATGACCCGCCCCCCGTGGAGCCGCTCGAGGATCCTCCGGGAGATGACACGTAATGCCCGCTGCCCGCAAACACCAACTCCGGCATTTGACCGCGCAGGCACTCGGGACCGCGTGGGCCATTCTGCCTGACCGGCTCGCCGCGATCTGTGAGATCCTGTCGCTGCGGCGGGCGGGGCAGGGGTTCGATGCCGACGAAATCGAAACCCGCCTCGAGGGGCTGCGGGACCGCTCGGTCGCGGCCGATTCGCTGGTGGACCTGCTGTATACGGCCCTGCCTGGCCGGTCCCCCGCAGGCCAGTCCCCCGCCCCGACCCACGGGCAGGCGGTCGCCGTGCTGTCGATTCTGGGGACGCTCGTTCCGCGCCGGATCGACGCCGCCAACGCAAGCGGCGGGGGCTTTGTCTCGGCCGAGGCGATCGCCCAAGCGTTCCGCCAGACCGCCGCCAACCCCGATGTCAGCACCATCGTCCTGGACATCAACAGCCCCGGCGGGGCAGTCGCCGGCATCCCAGAACTGGCCGCCACCATCGCCGAGGCAGTCGCCAACGGGACCCGCGTGATCGCCGTCGCCAATCATCTGATGGCCTCGGCTGCCTATTGGATCGGCTCGCAGGCCTCCGAGGTCGTTGCCAGTCCGTCGGCCGACGTGGGGTCGGTCGGGGTGCTGGCGATCCATCAGGAGACCAGCCAGGCGGACGCCGAAAACGGGATTACCACCACGGTGTTCCGCTCGGTCGCCCACAAGGCGGAACTCAACTCCGTCGAACCGCTGACGGCCGAGGCCCGCGCCCGGGTCGAGCAGCGGATCGCGGCGGTGCACCAAGATTTTCTGGCGGCCCTCGCACGGGGCCGCAATCTGTCTGCGTCGGTCGTGGCGTCGACGTTTGGTTCCGGGCGGGTGTTGTCCGCCGCGGAAGCTCTCGCCGCCGGCATGATCGACCGCGTCGCCACCCTGGATCAGGTGCTGGCGGAATTGTTGGGCGGACACGGCACCCCGGCTGGGGTCACGCCGACCACCACCGGGGCCACCGCCCGCCCCGCACTTCCCCCCGTTTTGGAGAACCACTCGATGGACCCCCAGTTGCTCACCGCGTTGATCCGGCTCGGAGCGATCACCGCCGCCGCCACCCCCGAGCAGGCCGAGAGCGCCCGACAGACTCTGCTGACGATGGCGGGCTGCGATCTCGCCGCCTCGGTGGCCGACCAGTTGGCCGCCCTCAAGCGGGTCGGCGGGCCGGTCGCCCAGGTCAGTGCCACTCCGGCCCCCGCTCCCGCGCAGGCGATCTCCACCCCCGCGGCGGCGGCTCCTGTGGCGAACACCTCCGGAACGCTGTCGGTCCAGGACGCGATCGCCATGGTCCGGGTCTCGGCCCTCGACGCGGCGGCCCAGCTCGACCTGATCGGCCAATTGACCAGCAGCGCCGACCCGCTCACCCCGCAAGCCGTGCTCGGCCGGATCCAGCAGCAGACGCAGGCCAGCCAGCCCGCCGCCGGGGTGCGGATCGGAGTGGCCGAGGCCGAAGCCGACAAATTCCTGACCGCCGGCCGCGATGCTCTCTTGCAACGGGCCTGGGGGGGCAATCTCCCCCAGCAACTCTGGAGCAACGCCGCGCAGGATTTCGTCGCGTGGCAGGCTCCCCGCCGGACCAATCACCACCTGGCCAGCCTGCCCAACCTGGCCCGGCAAAGCCTGATCGTCGCCGGGTTCGATGCCCGCACCGTCAACACGCTGGCGAATTCCGAAGTCGCCCGCCTGGCGATGGGGGCCGACCCGGCCGATTTCGGGATTTTGCGGGCCGAGGGGGCGGCGTTCAATGGTCGCGCCCAGTTCACCAACCTCTTGTACGACGCGGCGAACGTGATGCTGCGGCGGTCGTATGCCGAGGCGACCAGCACGTTTCAGGCGTGGGCCCGCCGCGGCGAGAGCCTGCCGGACTTCAAGCCGGTGAACAAAGTGATCGCCGGGGAACTCTCCGACCCGCAGGTCATTCCCGACAACGGCACCTTTGAGGAGACGACTATGCTGGATGGTCGTGAGCCGTACTCGCTCAACACCTGGGGCGAGCGGTTCAGCATCACCTGGCAGACGATCGTCGACGATCGGCTGTCGGCCCTCACCGACATCCCCGCCAAGCAAGGCGCGGCGATGCGGCGCAAACAAAACCGCATCGTCTACCAGATTTTAAAAGACAACGCGGCGTTGGTGAACGACGGCATCGCGCTGTTCAACGCCAGCCACAACAACCTGACCGCGACCGGCACGGCCCTGAGCGTGGCGGCGTTCAACGTGGCGTACAACCTGATGGCCAAACAGACCGGGCTGAACAGTTCGGTGTTTGTCGCCGTCGAGCCGCGGTACCTGCTGGTTCCGCCGGCGATCCGGGGAACGGCCATCGAACTGCTGGCGTCGTCGACCAACCCGGCGTCGTCCAACAGCAATGTCCCGAACATCTGGCAGAACAGTCTGCAGCCAATTGTGGACGTCGAGCTGTCGGCGGCCGCCCCCGCTGGTTCCGATACCGCCTGGTATCTGGCGGCCGATCCGAACACCGTCGACACCGTCGAATACGCGTACCTGCAGGGGCTGGAAACCCCGGCGTTTGAACGCCAGACGATGTTTGACCGGCTGGCGGTGGCGTTTCGCGTGTACCAGTCGTTCGCCGCCAAGGCGATTGACTTCCGCGGGCTCTACAAAAACAACGGAGCGTAACGCCAGCGTTGCGTGCAACGCCGTGGTAACGCTTGCCCCGTGACACCGTTGGGGGACGACGTGTCCCCCAACCCACTCTCTTCGACTACCACTCTCAGGAGTTTTGAATATGTCGGTTGCTGCCGGCGTCATCGAAGTCATCGACCATTTCAACCGGGCGCAAGCCCTGACCACGACCCCCGGCATGAACGGCTGGACGGTCAAAGACACCAGCTCGGCCGGCACGCCGACCTACCTGTGCGCCACCGAAGATGGCGGGGCCATGGTGCTGACGCTGGCCGCCACCAGCGAGGCCGAAATCGTCACCATGTACCAGAACGACGTCTTGCCGTACGACCTGCGGCAGATCCAGCGGTGCTGGTGGATCTGCAAGGTCTCCGGCGTCGACTCCGCGACCCAGATCGCCTGGGGGCTGGCCTCGGGCCAGAACGACACACTCGACAGCGTGTCGGTCCACGCCTGGTTCCGGATCGACGGCACCGCCGATCTGGACGATGTGGTCATCGAGACCGACGACAACGTCACCGACGACAACGACAACGCCACCGGCGTCACCCTCGGCAGCACCTACAAGAAATTCGAGATCGATTTCGGCAAGGGGCTGTCGGACATCCGGTTCTACATCGACGGCCAGCCGGTCGGCTCGCAGACGTTTTCGTTGGCGGGAGTCGCCGCCGGCCAGAACGTGCAACCGTTCGTGCAGATCCAGAAGGCCAGCGGCACCGGCACTCCGGCGATCACCATTGCCCAGTTCGGGATCCAGTCGCAGTACTCCTACGGCTCGTAATTTAGTCCCCCGGCCGGCGGTGGGAGTCCCTGACGCTCCCGCCGTCGGCCGGGCGGTTTCCTTCCTGCAGCGCCCATGTCATTCGCCAGCGAACTCGCCGCCGACGTCGGAACCGTGTTCCTCAACGCGGCCGAATTCGCCGAAACGATCACCTACTACCGCAAGACCGAACCGGGCAAACCGCGCTCGGTCACTGCCGTGGTCGACCGGGGCCTGACCCGCGACGAATCGCAGCAGTACCGCACCGAGACCCGCGGGATGCTGCTCGTGCAGTGTCGCAGCGACGCCGCCACCGGGATCAGTGACCCCCAAATCGGCGACGCCATCCGCCTGGCCGAAGATTCCCCCGAGGTGCGGCACCCGTTCGTCGCCCTGAAACACACCGCCGCCGGGATGGTCACCCTCGAGTTCCGCCGGCTGGAACTGGTGCGGGCCGGGGACAAAGCCCGGGTCCGTTAGTTCCCTGCGTTCCCAACTCTTCGAAATTTCCGAACACTTCCCCCGATGTCCACCCCTCCGGCCACTCTCCCCACGACGTTCAGCGCCCCGCGGCAGGCGGCTGCGCTCTTGTCGCGGATGCTGGCCGCCTCGGCCCAGTGGCAGGCCCTGATCGACGGCCACCGGGTGCACTACCCCGAGGATGTCCCCGACGGCGTGTTCCTGCGGCAGGTGGACGGCGTGGTCCCCGCCCCGTGGGCCTGCATCCAGCTCGCCCAGGACCTGCAATACCGGCTGGTCGCGGGCGGTTCGCAGAACCACTTGCGGCCCAATGGGTCGCTGCTGCTCATCCTGCAGACCCCCACCCCCCCCGAATTGACCGATGTGATTGAGGCGGAACACTACGGGGTCGACGCCCACGCCACGGTGATTCAGGACCTGATCGATCAGTCCGCCCAGGATGAGCTGTTGACCATTGTCGAGTGCAACCTGCTGGCGTTCGGGCCCCCGCCGGTCGAGGATCAGCCGGCGGTGGGGATGGACTTCGAGTCGGTCTGGCAGATCCGCTGGGGGGATGAATAATGCCCGCCGTGATTCTCGACCTGCAGACCCGCCCCCGCAAACGGCTGGTCGGATTGCAGCAGAGCTACAGCAAACTGATCGCCGAGGTCGTCCGCCGGACGGCCGAACACTGGCACCGCGAGATTTTTCCCCGCCACTTCGGGGCGCGCAACCGGGGCAAATACCAGTTTGCTCCCCGGTCGCGGCTGTACACCGAGAAGATCAAGAAATTTCAGGGCCAGGGGGTCGGCAAGTTCCGCGACATGGTGCTGAAGGGGTCGTCTCAGTTCCAAATGAAAAACCTGGTGCAGTTCACCGGCACCAGTCGCCGGATCGTGGTCCGCATGCAGGCCCCGCCGTACTTCGACAAACCGTTCATCGGCTCGTGGGTCGACCCCAAAACGGGCAAACGGAAGACCGTCCGCCGACAGCCCGACAAGCCTGGGGAAGTCACCCGCGTCGACGCCGAAGACGCCGCCGACATCCGCCAGTTTGCCGCAGACCGGCTGCAGAACGCCCTCGACCTCAACGACCGGCTCTCCTGAAAGGATCACCCCGTGGCACTCAGCGGCATCACCAAGCTCGACAAAATCATCCTGCCGGGGTCGGTCGCGATCGACGTGCTGACCAACGCCACGATCGACGCCGGCGTCAGCAACATGACCGAGCGGCCCGCGGGGCATGTGTCGCCGATGTTCACTGCCAACCAGAACCAGCGGCCGATGGTGGAATTCACCACGCCGCAGCTGGACCAGGTGCTGGGGGCGGTCACCTTGGCGGGGCTGTCGGCCGGAACGATCAGTTGTTTTTTGAAAACGGGGAGCGTAACCGGCAACACCGCCCGGGCCAGCTCGGCCCACAAAAAACTCGACATCGCCTCGAGCTGCGTCTACTGGACCAGCCTGCGGCTGCCGCACAACGGGATGGGGGAAATTACCGTCCGCATTCAGGCGGCCTACGACGGGACGAACGACCCGTTTGTGTACACGGGTTCGGTCGCCCTGAGTGGCACCCTGTCGGCCGGGAATTTCTTCGGGGCGGGTCCCGTCTCGATCAACGGCACCACCCTCGGCGGCGTGCAGTCGATCACCGTCGATTCGGGGATCAACATGATCCAGGCGGGGGGGGAGTCGGAAGAGTTCGACACCTTCGTCGGGATCCAGGACAGCGCTCCCGTGGTCACGATCCAGTTCCTGCAGGAATACAACTGGTCGTCGGTCGGTCTCCGCGGGACTACCCTGAACGGCACCACCGGGCTGGTGTTCTACGGCCGCAAATACAGCAACCGGGGCAGCCGCGTCGCCAACGCCACGGCCGAGCACATTAAATTCACCGGCCTGAACGGCATCGTGAACCCGGTCAACACCACCGGCCAGCGCTCCAGCCCGATCAGCGACACGATCCGGGTGACACTGGTCTCCGGGTCCGATTCGGTGTTGCCCCTGACCCTCTCGACCGCCTCGGCCATCACCTGATGCCCCACTACAGCCACGACCCCGCGATCACCGACCCCGACCACCCCTCCGCGTCGGGGGGGGTGGGCCCGCTCCCCGGCCAGATCGGGCGGTGCGATCCACCGCCGGCCGTCCCGGCCCCCCCGGCCTACCCGACCGATCCGCCGCCGGCGGTCGAGCGGCCTGACGATCTCAGCTACCCCGATCCACATTTGCCCGAGTGACCCGCGCCGATGGCCGCCCCCCTTTACTTCCTGCCAGGCGAAACGCTGGAGCACCTGACCCCGCAGCGGATGCGCACGCTCGGCCTGGGAGACGTGCTGGCCGATTGCCTCGACGGACCCCAGGAGTTCGCCCGGCGGCTGGCGTTGCGGTCGGTCGTCAACCGGGGTCCCGATGGGGGCCGCGGCGTGGTGCTGCAGGCGATCCCGGTCTCCGGCCAAGCTCACCGCGTGGGCTTTTTCCCGGACCAGCAGCACTGGACGGAACTGGCGGACGACAATCCCGAAGATCTGCCCCTGTGGTGGGGCTGGAACCACACTGCCCCGGTGACCCCCGAAGATCTGCGACGGCCGGGAGCCTTGCCCGGTCACGACGTGCGGCTGGGGGAACACGTCTGGACGGTGCCGATCATCCGCCGGGGGGGGATCCGCCCGGCCCTGCCGCAGACCCTCGTGCGGCGGAATGGCCGCCTCGAGCTGCGGCTGCGGAAAGAATTCGACCATGTCTGGGCGGCCGCCGGCCGGGCCTGGGATCTGCTGACGACCGTCCCCACCGCCGAGTGGGACGAAGTCTACGACCTGTGCCGGACGATCCTGCAGGTCAACTACCGGGTCGGCGACCCCGAGCTGGAACTGCTGGCGGCCCTCGACACCGACAACTTCCGCGAGGTGCTGCAGGCGGCCTGCGACTGGCCCTTGGTCGAAACCCTGCTGACCGGAAATCTGCCCGGGGAGGACGCCCCGACGGACCCTCCCGAGGCGGCCCCCGCGGCCGCCTGATCGCCCGGGGAATCGAGCTGCAGGCGTTCGCCCGCGGTTTGCTGCCCGACTACCAGCCCTCGCGGGCT